ATTTTCATGTTTCATATAATATTGTGGAAACATAAAATAAGTAGGGTTTGGACCAAAGGCGAACTTAAAGCTAAATTTCATTTCCGCATTTCCGGGAATAGGGTCACTTTCAATAATATCCTCATATTTGAAATCGTAGCTTTGCCCGTCCATAGTTGTTATTGTAAAGAAATGATATGGCCAGCAAAATAACTTATTATTTTTCGGAACATAATCATCATCTAAATTAGTGTAATTAATTTCATAACTCTGTTCACGTATTACACCGTCAACAACTTCCGCCTTGTACTTCCACCCGTCTTCTTGAACCATTGAAAGCCCGGTGGCAGGAACCATGGAAATAGAATTAATTGCACCGGCTTTTCCCGATTCATTCATCTTTTTCAACCATTCATTTAAAGCTTTCAGACAGGCGGAAGGGTTTTGATAAATAGGAAAAGCAATATATTTTAAACCTTGATAGGTATTTTGAATCATTTCTCCCTCTCGCACTTCGTCGTCCTGATCACAGTCTTCCGAGGTAGCGATTAATACGACAGAGGAATAATCTTTCGATAAATCAGAAGAGGTACCACCAAACAGCCCCGATGGTTCTATTTTGTAGTATTCATACCGTTGCATGAAATTCAGGCCTTCTTCCACCAAATTTCGTGAGATAGTATCATCCGCAACGTGCATCCGCTCGATAAAGGATTTTTTAATTTCAAAATCGAAAAGCCATGTTTGCATGACATCAATTTCAAAAGTAATTGCCGTGCAATTTTCGTTGATATACAAAATATCGGAAATAAAGGCATAAAGCCACTTATTACCAAACCCTCCATTCTGAAAACATAGATAGTTACAATCATAGAAATAATCTGCTACGTCTTCCAGAAAGATTGCCCACGTAGAACTATTCGATGCCAGCCGCTGATACGTTAAACCGCTATAGACCTTTTTCGTTTTCGATGCAAAATAGCTTTCCTGCGCTGATTTTGACGTAAACAGAATGGTATCCGTATAGGTATTATCTAACGGAATCGACTGACATACACGAACCGTTGTCGATGGACCAATTAAAGGACGAATCATTTTTTTACCTCCAATTCAGCGATAGCCTACCAAAGAATGGCAGGCTATCATATAGTAAAAGGAAAGGAGTAGAGTTAAGCATTTTCTCTCGTCGAAATGGTAGCCGTCTGGCTAACTGGAAAATACTTCGATTTTGCAATAATGTTAAACGTGTTTGGAATCTTTTCATTTGCAGAAACATGTACTCGAACCTGAGTATTATTTACAACCGTCATGGTTGTTTCGGTAGATTCATTTCCGGTCATTTTCCACTCAAGGGTATCATCTACCGTGCCCGTGGACTTGATCGCCGCATTGATGGTTACGTCTTCTGGAAGTTCTCTTCTCTGAATATTCGTATTAGATGGGCTCAGTGTAATTCCTGTAATCTCATTATCTGGCACTGTAAACAGAATCGCATTTGCAAAACGAGAAACAGAAAATACCGTCCACTTATGAAGGAAATAGTTCCAGTACAGTCCTTCCGGGTTGCGAACATCTTCAAACTGAAGAAGTACGTCATAGATCTGGAAAAAGCTTTCGTCACACAGAAGCAGTTTTGCCCCGGTAAGCTCACCGAAGTTATCAATTAAGATTCTTCTTCCCATGAACTCTGCTTTATCCATGTTAAATGCGGAAGCCAGTACTTCCACATCCATCATTGCATCAAATTCCGCGTCGATGAAGATAATCTGTGAACTGCGGTCCGTATAGGTCGGAACTCCCATCGCGTTGTACTGAGTACTCATAAAGGTCAGCTTATTGCTGTAACCCTTTACCGTAGAAATGATTGACTTCATATTGTCCGCAGTAACCGTCGGGATTTCCACTTCATAGAATAACCCTTTCTTTGCATATTCTACAATCAACTGCTTCATGGTAATGAATTCGTCATATTCCATACCGGAGTACAGACTGGAAATAATATCGCTTACCAGATTGTAAACACCATCCTCTGAAAGGAACGCTCTTTCCAGATCTCTTCTCTGAATCGTCGTTTTAAAGAAGTTCTGATAGTCCAGCTTATGGAAAATAGACTTTACATCCGGAATTTCACGTTTCATGAACTCCGTTTCCGCTGTCTGCGGATCGTAAATCTTTGCCTTAGCAAGAGAAGTGTATACTTCTTCAATGGTTTCTCCGTAATCAAGCATACCCTTTTTCAGCATAGCAAACGGATTCTTGTAAAGCCGGGAGCTAAGAATCACCTTACCAATACGGTTTACCAATGCATCGAGGAACTCATTTGCCAGTCCCGGAAAATTAAGAACCGCAGACCCGTAAGTCTTAATATCTTCCTGCGTTGCTACAGGAACTCTTTCCTGAAAGGAAAGGGATGCGTCATTACGAATTGCATTTAAAATATCTACACCGTTTTTTGCTAATTTCACATTTTTTGGTTTTGTTGCCATTTTTCACACCTCTTAATCTTCTTCCGTCACAAAGACATCATCATAAGTAAGTTCTTCTGCACTATGCGCAGTTTCTCCTTCATCTAATACGGCCGTATCAGAGTCCACCGTAGAATCTCCGTTCATAAAACGTTCTACATAGCGCCTTTTTAAATCATTATAAGAATTTAAGGCATCATCTTTTTCTGCATGAGCGGCAGCTAACGCTTCATCCAAAGTAACAATTTTACCTTCTAATTCTTTGTTGTAATCAGCAATTGTTTTTACCGCAGTCAAACCTTCATCCGAATCCGCGAAGCCCTGACTTACAATGTCTAACGCTTCATATACCGTCATTTCGTTTCACCTCCTAAAGTTTTCGCAAGCTGATAAATGTTATTTGCGTTCGTAAGAGCCATGCGATAGCAAATAACAATCACACGGAGCATATCTTCTGTCAAATTCAAACCTTCTCCTGTACCTTTAATTATATCAGATTTGATCAAATCTTCAATAATTTCTTTTGCGTAATCAGGAATTTCTTCTAATTTCTGGTATCTTTTTTCTGTCATTTCTGTTTCCTCCTTAATTTCTTCGGCTTTATATTTTTCATAATTGGCCCGAACAAATTCCGTATTTCCACGGAATAACTTTACGGTTGTTCGAGTATCTACATGAGTAAACGTCGTATACGTTCCAACCGTATATTTACTATGGTCATAGACATAGGTCTGCACTGCGGCTGGGGGAACTCCGGATACCTGTATATCTGCGGCTTTTCCAAGCGTATGCTGTGAATTGGATACGCCCCCAACTGCCGCATTATGCGACTTCGTACGATATCCCGAAGTAATGAGCACAGGTTTTCCAAAATATTCTCGGATTTGATCCAACAGATCGACTAAATTATCGTCGATTAAAACGGTAGGATATCCATCTTTTGACTGAAATTCTCTTACTTTAAAATACTTACCCACTTGATAGTCTAAATTCGTAAAAGTGCTAACCATCCGAACCTCCTGTTAAATGTACATTCGACGCTGAAATATTTTGAATGTGCGTAATATGCGCCCAATAGCCAGCTTTAAAATACTGCTGATAATTTCCAAGGATATCATCACAACGATAGAACTCACTATCGTTAAAATACCACCATCCATTGCAATAGGAAGGAAAGTAGGTTCCGGTATACGTTTTCCCGTTGGGACGCTTAAAGACTACCGTAAATCTACGGATCGTAACATCAATCGCTCCGGACTCTCCGCCGCCCCCTTCTCCTCCGCCGCCGGGGTCAGCTCCATTCTGAAATTCACGCCAGTAACCTTTCGAAGCTCCCGTACTGCTCACGGTATTTGATCCATTGTTTTTCCAGATAACACGAGAGCTTCGCGTATCCACATGGGTAAAAGTACCGTAAACACCGATTCCCCCGCTCGAAAAGGTTTCTTCCACGTAGTTTGCTACGGCTAAGGGCGGTACACCTCGAAGCTGAATATCTGCGGCCGTCCCTTTCGTGTGCTGACTGGAAGCCGCTCCACCTACCACCGCATTATACGACGGGGTACGATACCCGGACGTTATGGTAATTCCCGACCCGAAAACGCCGCGAATCCGCTCCAATCGTTCGACAAGAGCATCGTCGATCAACACGGTATCCGATCCATCATTACACGCAAACTCGCGAACCTTAAAATGTTCCGATACATTGGTGTTTGCGTCGGTTCTCATGCTATACGTCTGTACCGCCATTGTTTACCGCCTTTTTAATTTCTTCCACCATCACCTTAATCTGTGTTAACATTTCATTCATGTGTTCATCTGACTTTGTCATCTGATAATAAAAAAGCAGACACATCACGATCGGAAATCCTACCGTGGAAATATAAGACATAATCTGTTCCATTCGACCCTCCTTTAACGGATCATATTTAAAA